CTCGATTTGATTTTTTTGCTCATCATAAATTCTCTTACGAATATCATTATCGGTCATCTCCTTGAAGTAAGGTTGAACGATTAACCAAGAGAAAATAACCAAACACATTGCAAGGTCATCATTACATCCATCTTCTGCTTCAAATGACTGATTACGTTGAATAAATGTTGTTAATTCACTAATAACTTCATAATCTTTAATAATAACCTTATCGTCTTCTACAATAGTCTTGAGGTTAGAACAGCCAACCTTTTTAACATTCTTAGACATCTTCACACCAAGTTGAGATTTCTTTCCAGAGAATCCCTGTCCGACCAACTGACCAGCACGACCTCTCATCGCACACATCAAAAGATTGCTATATTCTAAATCAAAGTGAAGCATATTAGATACCTGCTCACCAATATCATTTACTTCAACAAGAACAAAAGAATAATTATATGCCCTTCCTACTTTATCAATAATTGACGGAAATAGAATTGGTTTTATATCATTGTCCCTATATTTTGCTACAAGTTTATATGGGAATGATGTAATATCAACGACAATAAATGCAGAGTAGTCTTTTCCTGTTCCTCTAGCAACGTCAACTGTCATCATATAAGTGTGGTCTTTCTCTGGATGCTCATAGACATCAAGACCTTTATTTGAAGTGAGTGGGTCTTCATAGACCATTGAACGAAGTTTTGACGGAGCAATAAGTGTATCGACCGAACCTAGGAATTCGCACTCAAACTCCTGAGTGAACTGACGTTCTGAAGTGTTCCTAATGGTTTCTTCTTTCCACGCAGCATCTCTACCAGGAACAGCACTCCAGTGAACTTCCAGGGGAATATACCCATTCCTTCCCCTCTCGGCATCGTGCCAGAGTTTGTAGAACATATTCATCCCGTTGGGGGTTGAAATGATGATAACTTTGGTCGATTTACCAGATGAAATAGTAGGATATACAGAACTGAAGAACTGTTCTGCAATGTGGTTTGGAATGAAAGCAAATTCGTCCAAGAAAATAATGTTGAAAGAGTTTCCTCGGACAGCAGATGATGAGGTAGATGCTGCTACAATTTTGCTACCATTCTCAAGTTCAAGTGAACCTTTATTCCAAGAACCAACACCTTGTTGCAGCCACTTTGGTAGGTTTTCATAAGAAAGTTGAAGTCTCCCCAAAAGTTCTCTTGCAGTCTCTGCTTTGTTTGCAAGAATAGCAATTCTTATATTATCATTAAACAAGGCATAATGAAGCAAATAAGAAACTACCGTCGTAGATTTGCCAGTCTGACGAGGTAGTTTAGCAATATTAAAACGATTATTGTGGAAGTTTGAAATGAGTTCCTTCTGGAAATCATACATTTCAAAGGGAATCAAACCTTCATCAAGAGAAACAATCTTGACATAGTTCATTGCAAAGTAAACTGGATCACTTTTGCATCTTAAGTATTCTTGAATTTGTTCAGATGTAAATTCAATCTCTACATTTTCTGCCTTTAGATTGGGATTCCCCTTATAATGTTTTTCAGTCATAAACTATTAAAATTCAAACCTGCTAATGTTTCCTGATATTTTAAATGAAGTTTTACGTATGATTTTGCGATATTTTTAAGGTCATCTACGTCATCGCAAGCATCAATTTCTCTTGCGATTTTTTCGTATTCAAAGTTTTTGGTTAGATTCTCAAGAACAATTTTATTTGGATCCATTTATTTCTCCAGTAAATAGCAAGGGTTTTGTTGGGTCTTTAACTGCTGGGTTGAAAGACAAAACCCTAGCACCTGGATATAGTTTGCATACTTCAAACGTTACTTGTTCCTTAGAAGGTCTTGTGAATTGTGGGAAGAACATCTGAACTCCCAGGTACTTACCTCTCCAGTTTAGCACGATACTATAAGTCGTGCCACGAGACTGTACCCTTGTATAATTCTCGGATACTGAACTTGATTTAATTGGGTCTGGTTTAATTACATCAAAGAACTCATATTCTGTTGCTTTAAATTCTTCTCTCCAATTGGAATAATCATAAGATTCTGACTTATTTCCCCAGTTCTTTGCACCAACTTTGCGGCACTTAACCAAAGCACCAGATGCATAAGCAGAAGGCCAAACTTTATAACGAGACTTTACCTTTGAATAACAAGCATCTTTCTCTTCTGTGGCAACCATCTTTGCCATACCTTCTCTGTCGGGATTCGGGTCCTGACGATTCTTGCGTTCAAATGCTTTCTGTTCCTCATCATCAGAGAGTGCTGCCTTCATTTTACTGGAACCACACTTTGGTTTTGTGGTTTGTCCTGGTTGCTTGGCACAGGGCTTTCCCGCATATTTACCACCCAGTTGAACCCAACCAGGGGTGCCATCAGAAGCACGACTCTTAGTAAACCAGTCACGCAAAGAACTATCACCACTTTTCGATTCATTCACTTTCTCCATTTTCTTGAGTTTGGAATAGTAATTTGGCAACTCTTCTAAATGCTGAAGAGCAATCATTCTTGCCATTCTCTTATCCCCAGTATGCTCCAGTTCTACTTTAATTCCCAGTTTTAATTCTGGTTCTAAAGTATCAAGAGAGATTTTGTGCTTCTTCGCAATCTCCTCTGGGGACATATACTTTTTGATAGGTCCCTTTGGGTCAGTTGCTTCTAGAAGAAATTGTGAAAAAGTTTTCATTCTAAGAATAAGTTCTCTAGTTATTTAGAATCTTCTGCCGACTGAAGATTTTGCTTGAGAAGTTTTTGTAATTCTGCTGTGGAACCAATAAACATTGTATTATTATTTGTCACACTCTTAGGACCAGATGAATCCTCCTCCTTTAACTTCTTCATTTTTTGTTGAAGGTCCAATAATTTATCTGTTGTATCTGCTACATTTTTAATTAACTGACCAGCAACCTCAAATGCTCTAGGAGAATCTGATTGTTGTGCTATTTCAAGAATACCATCAATTGCTTCCTGCCCCTTTTCAATCAGGGAATATAATTGTCCTCTTGTATAATCATAATCAGCATCTGGATCATCTTCTCCTTTCTTTGGAGATTTTCTTACAATATTAGATGGTTCTGAAATAATTTCTTTTGTTATTGGGGATGCTTCTATATCTAAAGAATCATTTATTGCGTCAAAATCGTTTTTCATACATCAATACCCTTTCTGGGACTATACACTTTACCATCACCAAAATCAAAATAATTTTCATCAAATCCAAAATCATCACCATATTCAATTAACTCATTATCTGCGGAATTAATTACATTGAGAACATCTCCCTCTTCATGTATTGCTGGGATTGTATTATCTTGACCTCTTAAAACTGTCAGTCTATTTCCAGTAATATCTTTAATAAACATAGATTCTTCATTTACCATAATATAAGTCTCTTCCTGTAGTGCCGAAGAATCAGAAACATTAAATTGAGTAATTACATCATTTACATCTTGCGATAAAACTGTAGTTGCATCATTATTGTAATCTTTCAATGCTCTTGGTTCAACAGTATATCTCAGTTGTCTTGATGCATTTCTTGTTTCTGTATTTGTATAATAATCAACTTGAACTTTTTTAATTAGACTATCTGATGAATCTGATATTGGTCCAAATAAAGATGTTTTTGCGGTAAAATTTAAAGTATATACTAAACTTCTTCTGGTGGAAAAATCACCCTCATAATCATCACTCATTGAAATTCCATCTAGAACTATTGGTATATCTCTTTTTTCTCCAATAGAATTAACTAAATCAATACTTAAATTAAAATGTGGTTGGAAAAAGGGAAGAATTTGCTCAATAATTTGAAGCATATCATCTTGATACTTACTTATAATACTAAGTTGAATCCCAATATTATATGGTGCAGGCATATAAACTTTTACGGGACCAACACCATCTCTATTTGCTTGAAATGTTTGTACTGTGGAAACTTTTCTAGAAGAATCATATTGTATAGTTGTCATTTCAAATGACATTCTTGGCAATGTAATTGCAACCTTTTTCCTTAGGTCTGGCTTTTCGTCAAGTCTTGCTAAG